AAAGATGCGAGTGTCTCTTTAAGATTTATTAGATCTTTCTTAATCTTTTCCTTTTTCATAATCCTTCTTAAATATGTTTATGGTGTAACTCTTTTTCTTCTTTACCGCTGTGTATATCTTATCCTCTATACCTCCCTCGCTGAATACCCAGTATACCTTGTTGAATGTCCTCTCCATTGTGGTCATCCTGTCCCTAGCCTGCCAGTAGCTGACGGCAGAGAAGTCTATGTTGTAGAAGACGATGTTCTCAGCATTCCTAAGGGATATCCCCTCACGACCAGAAACGATCTGAAGTGCGATAGACTTGTCGGTTGCGTCGAAGTAATCTAGGTCAGTCGTTATAGTGTCTCCAAAGACAGACTGAAGGCATTTCAATTCCTCCTTAAACTTGTAGAATATACCGATCTTTTTACCCTTAAACATGTCACGGATAAAGATAGCCTTGCTACGATCTATCGTCATGCTGTTGCCTGACTCAAATTTAACGGTGCCACTATACAGTTGGTGTAGCTTCTGCATAAGCTTTGCAGGTGTCTCTCCGAGTATAACCTCCTCATCACCCTCAACCACTAGATCCTTACTAAGCCTGTCGCATATCTGGTACGTCCTATCCTGCATCTTAACATACAGAACCTCTTCCTCTATCTCTGTAGAGAATCCAGCCTCCTTCTGAGTGTACGAGATCATATACGGAGACACAGCCCCCATAATCTTTTCCTCTATACCCCTGGAATAGTCATTTACCATGAAGCTGTTTATCTTTTTCTGAAATACATTTACATAGTCGTGTGACCATGCGTAGAAGTTTTTGTAATGTCTGAACGGATTGTCGGGATGAACATAGAACTGGTGATACACCTGACTAAAAGACTCTGGTGTGAGTGTACCAGTCATCAGTATCATCTTAGCCCCATTGATCGATAGCATCTTCCTTATCTGCCTAGTCCTTATACTTGGCTTAGGAAATGCTGACATGGTGTGTGACTCATCACAAACCACCACATCAAACATTATGTCATCTATCTTGTGTATCGACTCGTAGTTCGTTATAGTAATATCAAACCCTGGATCCATCTCATTGTAGTCAGACCTTATTGACGATATAGCCTTCTTCTTTGTAAGAAATAATACCTTGGTAGCCCCGACAAGCCTACATATCTCTAAGGATGTGTAAGTCTTACCGAGGCGTACCTCCATCGCAAGGCAAACTATATTAAGCCTGTTTAGTATGTCTGCACCTCTCTCCGATATGTCTACCTGATAATCTCTTAGTCTCATATATCAAAAGTTTAGCTTCACCTGTTCAGGCTCAAGTTCTATAAATTCTACCATCTTTCCATTAGACTTACGTGTAATGATCGGCTTGCTGTCGTACTTAAACTTGCCGTAGCTGTCCAACCATTTGTAAAATCTGCTGTGGGACACCTTAAACTTACCGTATGGTCCGTAGTCAGGGTACTCCTCTATAAAGTTATTGAAGAGCTCCATACCTAAGAAGGATGTGCCTTTTTCTGTGTACACATTTTCACTGCTGTCAGCCCATTCCCAGAAGTCTGAGTTGGTCTCTGCGATAAAGTTCCTAACCTTAAGGTTCTTGAACTCACATACAACAAGACCTCTTTTCAAGTAAAGCTGTAGGTTGTCTATCATATAGTTATCAAACTTAGACCACTCCGAATCTGTCCACTCGCTGAATAACATGTGACCGAAGTCACTCTCAGGGGTAAAACTCTTAGTGTAGTACTGCTTGAACTCTAAGTCCCACTTACGTCTCTCGAAGCTGTTACCAGCACCCTTGATCGCATAGTTTGTTGTTATTACAATCTTTGGCGAGTACTCAAATGGAATATGTATCTCGTCCTTATTCTTCTTCTCAAGGGTAATACCCTCTGTGATTACAGAAAATAGTCTCTCAAAGTCAAAATTCTTTGCAACATCATCGAATACAAGTGTCTGCGTGTCTACCTGAACCCTTTGGTACGGGAAAGACTTTTGAAAGGAGAATCCCTTTCCATCTATGATCACCATCTTCTTGATGTGACTGATAGACTTGACAAAGATACCCTTACCAGTACCGCCCTCAGGATTGTCTGAAATAATCTCGTCATTAAGTATCACTGCAGGGCAGTAGCTTGCAGGTTTATGTGAGTGCATCAGGTATCCCAATGTGCTCTCCATCGACCTGGTGCTGTCAGACCTCTCTCCAGATATGTTCTTTATAAAGTATCTAAACTCAGAGTCATTAAAATCTGATTTTATAAAGTCCCTGCCTATCTTCTGCTTCTCCCAAACATGCCCCTTAAGGTTTTTGTAACTTATGGTCTCCACGCTATCCTTGGTCACCTTTACCGCACAATTCATGTAGTACAGGTAGGACTCCTCGGTATTGTCTACCATAAAGTTTGGCTCTATTCTTGAGACATAGTTTAAAAATGTCTCCTGAAAGAACTTAGTATTCAGTGCAAAAAAGTTATAGACCGACATGTCATCAATCTCTAACAAAAAGTCAAGAACAAAGTCCTTGATCATCTCCTCGTTTACATCTGATATAGTGTTATCTACAACCCTTACAAATACAAAGTTATTGCTACCCACTGGGTAGTACTTGTAAAATCCATTGCCCTGAAGAAACAATCTAAACAGGTGTGGAACCAGGTCAATCTTACCCTTACTATTCTTAATCCAAAATTCATTGAAGTCTACAGACTTAACCACCTCATCGACATCGACGTCAACATGATCTGCCTTTATCTCTTCAATGGGCACACCCATCTTTACTTTTTTCTCTATCTCTGAGGTTGTTTCTATATCCTCGTAAAACTTGGTGTTGTGACCTGAAATATTTTTATACGCACTCTTGACTATAGACATAATCTCTGAAGACTTCTGACCAGTAGAGTCGTAGGAGTTAAGTGTACTAAAGGCCTCGTCCTGGTTTATACCAAACTCATTCAGTGCGGATGCCAGAATAAAAAGGTTGTTGTTCTTCTGTCCCTGCACCATACCATAATTCTTATCCCACCATAAAGAAAGGCGTCTTATTATCTCGTTTGAGTCTGATATCCTTATACTTGACTTTATGGGTGCCTTAAACTCTGGCTCTTTCTCCATATCCTCCCATACCATAGACATCTCATTAACAAAAATATCTGGATCATAACTCTCGTAACATACCCTGGATACATTCTTGCATGAGGTATCAAATTCCTTGCAGTTGTGGTAACTCTCAAGGGCCTTAAAATACTTCTTGTGGTTCTTTGCGTTAAATGGTATGCGTACTAGGACCTTTAGGCCATCTCCAGAGGGAGATGTAAATAAGGAATAAGTGTAAGGGTCTTCCATAAGTTCAGACCTTTTATTACTCAATGCCTGATCATCCTTGAATCCATCAAAGTCTAGACAGATTATACCACTATGTTCTATTATATCACTGTCTCGTCTAGAGTTGAATGTTCCTGAGAAGCAGATAGCAGGAAGTCGTTTCTTTAACTCATTCCTACTACCCTTCTCGTCCTCCAACCTAATCTGCTCTATCAGATCCTTTGAAGAGCCGTTACGTATCCTCTCAATCGCCCGATCAAGTTCAATATGGTACGGCTTATCAGTATCGTTTATTGTTTTGAAATATGTTATCATCCTTGCGTAGGGTATTAAATTAGATTAAAAAAAACACCGAGCCCCATACAGTCGGTGTTATGGGTTTTTACTGAGTATGGTCAGCTAACCAAATAGAACCCTAACTATTCTTCACTCATCATGAAAACATCATGTCTTAGAAGGGCATTTGCTCCTGTGGTTCAGAGGCTTTAACCTCGATCCTCCAGGCCTCAAGCGTGTTGAAGTACTTGACATCCCCCTGGGGTGACGTCCACTCACGTCCACGTATATTGAACGCTACCTCTACCTCTTGCCCCTCTCCTATGGTGTCGACAAGACTAACCTTGTCCTGCACCAACTGAAAGGAAATGCTTTGTGGGTACTTGTCTGCCTGATCGTTCAGGACAAACATTCTTTTTTTGAACTTGTCGTTCACTTGTTCTGTGTCGAAAATCTTTTCAACGACACCTGTCATTTTAAATTGATCCATTTATTTGTTTTTATTATTTAAAAATTTTACGTATTCATCTGCATAGACAACAGCCGCATTAAGTCTTGCGTCCATGTGTGCTATGTCTTCCTCTGTCAGTGTCACCTTCACAATAGTGGCACGTAGATGATCCTCAAGTGAGTCCATATAGTGCAGGCTGTCGTTCTCGTGATCTGGCATAAGTTCCTCTGGCGTGGTTGTCAGTATGTATGCGATCTCACCATCCGACCATATCTCTCCAGTATTCTTTGTGAGCATGTACAGATACATCTTTACCTGCCACTCGTACTTTGAATTGCTTGGTGGTCTCTTGGGGAAAGTCTTCTTTGACCAGCTTGACTTGATGTCTATCACCTTTCTACCCCTTTCGTCAACGATGTCAGGGTGACCCGTGCATACACCGTGTGACAGTGAGTGATGCTTATCAAACTCCTCACACTTGTGATGGTTGGTAAAAAAGATTCTGTTGTATATATCTATCGAATCGCCCTCCACATCAGTACCCTTAGTCATCTCCCTGGTTCTTATACTGTCCTTGTACTCATATATCTGCTCGTCTATAGACTGTTCGATAAGTGTCTTTGCACCCTCACCGAGAGTGACTGGTGCATTTTGCTTATCCGTTAGTTCAGCGAGCTTCTTCAACTGATTTTCCGTAAGCTTACCCTTCTTGGCCAGTAGGCCGTCGAGTGTCTCCGTCTGCTTGACCGTCAGGCCGTCTGTCCCAGTGAACAGAGCCGAGCAGTTACTTGCTCTTACCTTCAGCATCCTGCAAGGTTTTAAGTTGTGAATCAGTCAGGTCAAATGAGGCAGATATCTTCTTGACGGTCGATCGTCCGTTAGATAATGACTCCTTGGCCTTCTCCATCATATCGTCAGTGAGTAGCTTCTTGGTCTTCTTTGGCAGTGGCCTGGTACTGAAACGCAGTGCCTCTACCATACCCTGAGGTGACTTGACCTTCTCTGTCCCTAGGACGATCTGCTTACCGATATACTGATTGAAGTCGAAGGTGTCGAAGAACTTTTCCAACCTCTTAAAGTTTGATCGGTTACATATCATTGGCTTGTCGAACTCCTTGAGCTGAAGGAATACTTTCTCTTCCTTTCCAAACTCACTAACGAAGTCTCCCTGATAGATCTTTTCTATCGTCACCATACGTGGCTCATACTTTCCATTGACCTCCAAGTCCCATGAGCCGAGGTACTTGTTGTCTTTCATTAAATTTCTCCAGTGCATATTAAATTAAATTAGGGTTTACAATATTACGAATATTTTGTTAATAAGTTACGGTATTTGTTGATTTTTTTTTGCACATCTATGCGACTTTCCCGTAGTTGCTCGATCATACGCTCATTTCTTGAGCTTATGTATCGTCTCATTATATCGTTTATTCTGTTCAGTTTCTGGTTGTGTACCATTACGTTTAACTGGCAGCATCCTTTCATCCATCCCTCGTTGACAAATATTGGGTATATCTCGTCCCATCTGTTGTCTTCTGTGATTGGCTCGTACTTGTCGTTGCGTGTCATCACGTTGTGTAACTCAATTCGTCCATCCTTGTGGAACTTTTCTATTTTTACACCCATGTCGACATACCAGTCGCTATACTCTGTCCAGTACATCTGCTTGGTCTGGTCGCTTACCAGGTCGTCCCAGGCCTTCATAGTCTTCTGTATACTAGGTCATACGTATATCCGTCATAGTCATCATAACTGAATAGGTATGTGTCTTTATCTTTTATCTCTCTCAGTACTACGTCATACTCGTCCTTATACTCTATAGCATAGAGTATGTATACGTGATTTTTTCTGTCACTCTCAAAGTATCTGAACATCAAAACCCTTGAGTCTTTATCCACACTAAACCCATTCATATTTACCTCATAGAAGTCATACACATGTAGGCATATTTCTATGGCTTCGGACTTGTCGTATGCCCTGCATAGATACTCTGCATCCCCCATGTATGTAAAACCTTTTGGGACATTAAATGGTTGTGCGATTAAATTAGTGCTGAACATCAGCACCATAATTAAAATTAGATTTTTCATTGTATTTGTTTTTGTATTAAATTAATTTGGTTCTAAGTCCTTTATGAGTATCTGAACGATACTCTCCTCTATGTATAACAACTCTGCCGTTTCGAAGAAGAAGTTGAAGTAGTTCAACGCCATCTCCTCATCCTCGCAGTGTATCTTTGTCAGTGACTCCTCTCCGTTCATCGTGAATTTAATCACGAAAGCTTTTCCGTTTATCATAACCTGCAAATGTATAAAATGTTACGTCCCTTACCAAACTTTCTGAGTGCGTCTTGGTAACTTAACGCCTTGATCGTCTTGCCAGTGCATAGGTTGTGACCTATCATGTAGCATATGTGAAAGCTAGTCATAGTTCACCTCCTCATCTATCGAAATCAAGTGTAACTGTCCTCTGTCTTTACACTTGTGACATTTCTTGTATGTCTGTATGTGATTAAACTTATAAGTATAATCACAATCATCACATCGGTATGTGTATATTTTT